AAGTAGTTGTAAAATTTGTTGACAGAAAAGATTCAATATCCTTTCTTTCATCCTGATAAACGCCCATATTTTTATACTATAAAATTTTTGATTCTATATATTTAATTGTTGCATTTACAGCAAATTCAAAAAATCCAGGTCTACTGGATGTATCGTTAATTTCATAAATATAGGGAACAAAATTGTAAACTTCCACATAAGAATTATATCTGATATTATCAATTTTCCATTTAGGGTCTTCTAACAATTCAGTATAAGTTAAAAGAACATTGGGTTGACTGTTTCCTTTACTGTCATAAACTCTTCCCATTATTTCCCTGACTCTATCAGGTAAAGTATTATCAGGTTCTTCAGAAACAGCTACTCTCCAATTTGCAGAAGAATATCCAGACAACTTAGGATTTTCTCTATACACAGTATCAATAAATGTCCAAGTTGCTTGTTTCTTCACACTTGTTAAAGATTCTTCAAATGTCCAGAAGTATTCACGAATTTGATCCATCATCTTTCCTACGTTTTCAGACATAGGAAAGTCTAAAGGAATCATTTTAGAAACAGAACGAGTTGTCATTACATTTCCTCATGCATTCTTACTTGCAAGACCCACATAGCTCCAGCAGGATCAATTTTCTTATTCTTAACATCCCACCGCTCAGTTTCATTTTTAGTCAATAAATAATCTGTTTCTTTTGGAACAACACTTATATCAATAGCAGGAATTAGAACTTTCTTATCTTCTTTATGTATTGTCTCATTATCAATATCATCCAACTTATATGAAGTAAAAGTCACATATAAATTTTCAATATCAACTGCACCTGTCTCAGACGTAGTGCCAGTAGAAGGATTATAACTAGTTGTTCCTGAACTATGATATGTAACTAACTTTCGAACATTATCAAATGCTTTCATCCCAGATGAAATAGCATTTTGTATAGATTCAGCAAGTCCCATTATGCTCTCTCTAATCTATAAACACCTATAGAAGATACAAAAGGCTTTAGCATCTTCTTTATATGAGAAGGAATACGAGAGTTATCTAGTTTTTGCATACCCATTGACCGATACTCTAATTCAACAGTATCAGCTTTTATTCTTTTAATATCATCTTGAGTTTGAAATGCAGGTTTAATTCCTCCATTTTCTATAATATCAAAAGCTAATTCACATTGGGCATCTTTTACTATTTGAGGAACGGTATCTTCATCAAATCCAAATACAGCTTCATCAAAACCAATTCTAGGCCATTGCATAGTCTGGTCTGATTCTGTTTTACTGTATTTCCAAGATAATTGAGTATCAAGAAGTCTAGCCGCTGAAATAAGAGCAACTTCTTGATACTCAGATGATTGCCAAGTGGCATATCCATAACGATCAGACAAATATTCTTCAGCTTCATTCAAAGAGACATATGAATTTGTACCAACTACTAAAGACATTTGACTTCTCTCAAATTAAATTGTTATTTCTTTTTCTTAATCTTCTTTGTGCTTTTCTTAGTAGATTCTTCATCAGAAAAAGCATCCTCACTTTCTTCAACTTCTACTGATTTTGCTTTTTTCTTCTCAGGTGGGTTAAGAGTGTATCCATGCTGAAGCAGAATTTCTACCTGTTCATCATCAGCATTAATTTGTTCACCTTTTGGATTGTAAATCAATTTCGGCATCTTTTTTCTCCAATCTTTCTTTATTAGTATGATTGTGGGGAGTGTTAATTCACTCCCCACACTTCACAATTAATTAGTAACTAGCCAACAGAGTGATTCGTCTTGGATCAAGAGCGAAAGCACCAACAAGAAGGTCCATAGAAAGAGTGGTCTTCTTAGTTGTCATATCGTAACCAGTTACAACACGAATAGATACACCATTGTTGGAAACAGAGACAGACGGTTTATCAGCAGGGGCATCCAACATCGGGAAAGCAACTGCGATAGACTGACTATCAAAAATAGCTCCCTGAATAGTGTAATTATGAGTAGTACCAATAACAGTAACAGCCGCATTATCAGGAATCACTTCACTGATAGGATCAACAAGCTCAACTTCAGTAGTAGAAGTAGTATCCACAATTGCAGTCTTTACTTTCAGAGGTCTGCGAACACCAGCAATCTGTAAACGATCTCCTACTTTTACAGACTGGCTAGCAGTTTGAGTATCAACAATCAGAGAAGTATCCCCAATCTTGTTATACTGCGTTCCAGAAGTGCCATTATCAGTCTGACATACCATAGTACCAGGAGTAAAAGCAGAAGCAGGAGTTGGGAAGTTAATTGAAGAATACCAATTACATCCCATCTTGTACCCTAATAGAGCAGTAGCAAGAGTTCTTTCCCCAGAACCACCAGCGGCAGCCGCACTTGAAAAGTAATCCTTTCCAAGCATAGTTGCTTCAAGATTAAGATCAACAAGACCAAATCTCTCATTGTTCAACTGCTGAATAGTAGCCGCTTTACGAGCAAGAGCCATATCAGCCGCAGTCTCAAGCAGAGTATCAGAAACATAAAGACCACATGCTTCAGAAATCTTACTAGCAACATATACTTCTACTTTACTTGCAAGAGCATAAGCCGCAGGAACAATAACTTGAGAACTGAAACTTTCCAGATCAAGAGCCATTTCTTTTGCAGTAATAGCAACAGAAACATCATAATGCTTCTCAATCTTCAAGCTTCTTTTACTCTCAAGAATATCTTGCGTAGTAATAGAAGTACTAAATTCCTGAACAGAATATTCAGGACGGGTTTTGAATGATACAGTATCACCTACTGAATAACCATTCGGACGAACATTGTATTCAGAAGTAACGTCCTTGGCACACATACCAATTACTACAAGAGCGTCTTCCAAATGCCTTAGAGCCTCAGCTCCGATCCAACTTACTTGTTCCCATGCATTAGCCATTTTAAATTTCCTCCAAATAAAAAAGCCGGTTAGAGAATTACTCCACCGGCTTTAAATTGGCTATCGCACTATTACGATTGAGCCGGTGGACATACTAAGTGTCTTTCCGACTCAATCGGTCTGACTGTGATTTCAGTTTAAAAGAACAAGTTCCTCAGGAACTAACAAATAATTTTTAATTTATAATTTAAAGTTATAAAAGGCTCACAGATTCCTTTCATTACTTCAGTTTAAATATTTATACACTATATAGATGGAAAAGTCAAGAAGATTCTCCATCATTCATTTAATTTTTCTAGTTACTTACTAATCACTTACCTTTCTTTCTATCTTCTTTGATTTTTACAAGGCGTCTGTATTCATCATGATCGCCTTTCTTTGCGGCTCTGAGAATTTGTTCATCTAAACTATCTCCAGTTCCCCCTCCGCCGCCACCAAATCCACCACCAGATGAACCCGGCCAATAATGAGGATGGGAATCTTTTAATCCTTCTACCCAGTTTTTAGGAGTAGCTATAAGATCACCAACCTTCAAAAGATTCCCTTGTCTATCTCTTGCTTCAACATCCCCATCTTCTGACATGCGAAAAACACTCTTTGCTCTCATTACAACATCTTCATAGGCTGCTGGAAGAACTTTAGCTTCAACTGCGGCTTTCCGAATAGTATCTTCAACTACTTTATCCTTAAATCTTTGTTCCCACTTTAAAGCTTTCTCTTCAATATCTCTAATTTTCTTATTAAATTCTTCTATTTTTGCTTGGTGGTCCTTCTTCATTCCTGAAGTTTGGATTTCAACAAGTTCTTCAAGTTTCTTTCCCTGCCTGAAAATTGATCCTTCTTCACTATTAACAAGTGTATAAGCCTCTAAAGCTTCTTCAGGTTTAATTTCTTTAAATTTTGTAACAAAATCTTCATACTTTCCTTGAAGCTTTTTCTTCTCATCAAGAAGTTCACTATTCTTGCTTTTTAATCCGCTTATTTCTTTATCAACTGTTTCAGTCAATAAAGAAGTGTGTAAAGAAATTACTTTTTCCTTTACTTCAGCATCTTCAATAAATGAAAACTTCTCTTCTAAAGTCTTATCAGTATTAGTCTTTCCGTCTTTACCATCCTTACCCATATTAATTATCCTCTCAAATTCAAATTAACAGTTATTGTTCTAATTCTTCCGTTTCTTCTACATTATCTTCTGTATTAGGTGTCTTCGATACATTTCCTCCTTCTGTCTTATTTTCTGGTTGCTGTTGTTCACTCAATAATTTTACATAATCTTCATAAGTAACATCTGCCTCAATTAATCCAGTTAAATGAGAATATCTATATATAACATGTAGAGGAATAACTTTCGACATATATCCTTCTACTAATTGCTTAATCATTTGAGAATCAGGAACTTCTTGAGTCAGACTTGATGGTTTATCTACATCAACACTATCTTCATTCAATCCTGCCCATTTGCACATTACTTTTAACCCCTCTGTAATAGCATTGCAAACAGAAAGATATACACTATAAATAGTTGCAGATTGAACAGATTGTCTAATTCTCAATGCTTCTGCCGCTTCAACTCCTTTTCTAGATTCCAATAAAGAAACTCCATGTCTAATTGCTTCTTCATACAATGAATCAATATGTTTTGCAACATGAGTTAAAGCCGCAACATCTGTTTTAGTATAAAAAACTCTTGCTGTAGGATCAGAAAGAGTAATAAGAACAGAGGAACCAATTACATTAGGAATTTCATCTTCAGAAACTACACCAGTAGCAACTAGAGTAGGATTACAGGAAAGATACTCAGCATTACTTAGATCAGCTTCTTTTCTATAAATTTGAATACTGGCATTTGCTACAGCTAGAAGAGGAATAGGTTGAACATCAATACTATTATCTATTGATCCTGCAATAAATACAGGAATTTGCTCTATTGGTCTCCCATAGTACAATAAACCCGTTGTTGTCTCAGGGTCAACTTTATCCTGAACATACTTTCTAACAATACACTCATTATCTAATAATGAGAGAACAATATATCCATCTTTCGTACCATGATCAAATTCATCACTAGCATTAGGAACTAATTCTTTAAATACTGCTAAAGATAATTCTTTTTTTGCTTCTTCATTATTAATTTTTGTTTTCCAATTTATAAAATCTTCTGCATTATATTTAACAAATCTAAATTCATTTCTCTTTTGATCTATATCAATAACAATAGGAACTCTTCCAGTTTGTAAAACATCATTTATCATAGAAAGAAAAAGTTGATTTAATGATAATCCATCATTAGTTGCTCTTTTTAACAAGTACTCTAATTTCTTTGGAACTTTAAACTCAGGCTGTCTTGAAAGAATAATTCCTAAAGTTCCTTGAAGTGCATAACTACAAATTAAAGGAAAATGAGCTCTTTCTTTATAATCATCATAAGCATCTGCATATTCACCAGACATACCCGCTGGTCTTGGTAAGTAAGTTTCATTTTTGCTTTTAATTACAGATTCACCAGCTATTGCATCTCTTATTTTAGTCCAATCACTTTTATATCTTGTGTAATCAGAATGTTCAGTACTAACAGGCATATCTTTTCTCCTTATTCTAAACTTTTACCTTCCCTCTTTTAAATTCAGCCATTCTTCTATTTAAAAAGTACCTTAATGAGTCATAAGCGTGATCCTCAGCAGAGGTATTAGAAACAAGACAATCATTTGCATAATATAAATGAGCTTGTTCTGTTGTTAGATTGTAAACTGTTTCTTCTTCGTAATTCCCATCCACATGCATAACCACAAGTTTGTGTTTCTTTTTTTCTATTTCTTTTTGTATAAAATAATTTTCCGCACATAACACATTGTTTTTCAATTTTTCCTGAACTTGATTTTTCTCTACATTGTTCTGAACAATATATTTGTTGAGCTTGTTTTGTAATAAAAGATTTATTACAATAAGGGCACGTAAGTTTTCTTTTGGGAGAATTTTCTCTGCATTTTTTAATATTATCTCGAAGTACTTCTTTACCTTCTTCAGTTCTTCTCCATTTTCTAAGTTTTTTGTGTAAATCCCCACCTTTTCTAAGTCTTTTTTTAATATGGTATCTTGCGTGATCTCCCTGATAAACCAATTCAAGATTTTTAATTCTATTGTCAAATTTGTCATGATTTTTGTGGTGTACTGTAAACTCTCTTGAAATCTTTCCATAATATTCTTGATATATTGCTCTGTGCAATAATGTTGTTCCATTAAAAAATTTACTATATATTGGATGACATTCAAAGTAACTTCCTTTTCTACTTGTGAACTTAATTCCTCTGAAATATTCAATCCTGATTGACATAAAGTATCACCTTCTTTTAATTTAACTAAAGGAACTAATCCAATATTCTCAACAAATATTTTATGATCTAAAGTTCCTCTTAACATATTCCCATTAGATAATTTTACAGAAACTACTTTTGCATTTCTAAAAATTCCTGCTTTAATTACTTTTTTATATCCAATAGGAGTTTTTACATAATCATATAAAGTAATTTTTTCAATCGGAACTTTACCATTAATAGTATCAACTAAAGTTCCGGCAACAAAACAATCTACATCCTCATTGTTATTTTTATCTCTAGGTAAAATAGTTAAAGTTCTTATATGATGATAAACAGTGTCAAAAAAGTATAATCCTGGGGATTCTACTTCCCCTCTTTTTGCCGCTCCCAATCTCTGTCTAATTTCAGACAATCCAGCAACACGACTTCCTGCTCCTTTATATGCTCTTGTCCATCTACATCCTAATATATTCATAGAATTTGCAATGGACTTACCATCTCTAACTTCCCAAATTGAAGTATCAGCAGGACCTATATATACTCTACATTTATATTTCTTTTCAATAAATGCATCCATTTCAGCTACTTTTTCAGCAATTTCTATGGATGTTGCTCCATCACCTTGATTTGCTTGTCCATTCCATCCGTACAATTCCGCAATTATAAAAACAGTATCTTTTGGATAATATCTATCATCGGGGTTTTCCCCATTGCTTACTGCACCATAAGTAACAGCCCAAGGTTTCTGAGAACCATAGTCAAACGATCTATATACTTTCCAAGTTTTAGGAAAATAAAATGGTTTAATAACATGAGTTTTACTTTCCCAAATATCTGTAAGAGCCGCTCCCATTATAATATTCCATGATCCTCTAACCCAAGCCTTTCTTTTAATAGGATCATCTTGTGTAAGAGATAACAATGTGTTTTTATAATTAGGATCAGCTTTTAAAAGAACTTTATTCTCATCAAGTCTTGAAGTAATTCTACATCTTTTCTTTCCTTGCTCATCAGTAAAAACAGTCATTTGTGGGCCAATATCCACAAATCTTGCTTTAACCCATTGATTGCCTATTCCACCAGGATTACAAGTTGCTCTATACTTAATAGGAACTTTTGAATGAGAACTTCTATTACAAGACCTCATTATGTTATAACATTCAGGTGTTGCCCAATTAGTTAATTCTTCCCATCCA